AGTGAGAACCAGTGTTAATACGAACCATCTTATTCTTATTAACAGTTTTCTTAGCACCAGCAGCAGAGGTCTTAACGACATCGAAGTAGATATCAACAGTGAACGAAGTATCAAACGTTCTTTGGAAATCGATGTCAAGAGTGCCGTTAGTTGGTTCAGAAAGGATAGCAGGACTTTCTTTGTTCTGCAGATTCCATACGTGTCCAACAGGGAACGAAGCACGGTGAGTGTTTGTCGCACCAGTAAACGTTGCCAACGCAGTATCAGTCAGAGTAATCTGAGTATCGCTGTCGATAGATTCAATGTAACCAATCGCTGTTTCAGTCGAACTGATAGTGACGTCAACTAGGTCACCAACTTCATATTCAGTCGTGAACGAAGTTCCGCTACCAGTAACAGTCGTGCCAGAAACACTGCTGATAGTACCAGTCAGGTCAACAGTCTTAGTTGCTGTTCGAGATACGATGATATACTTACGGTGATCTTCGAGAGAGATAGTTGCACCGCCATCGTTGAAGTCCTCTGCGCCACCAGTAGCAAGGTTTGTGCCACCGTCTGTGTTAAGAGCAGCATCACCAGTACCGCCAACAGCAATACCGATACCCTCAAACTTCTTACGAGTAACCCACTGAACATCGCTGTGAGACTTAGTAGCAAAGAAACCAGTTTTGTATACCAGAGGAAGCAAACTTGTTTCTTTAAGAACAGTCTTACTGCTTTCTTGAACCGCATCAGCAAGGGCATGCTTACCAGAACCCATAGCATCTTGGATAACAAAAGAGCGAACATCGTTTGCGAAAGACTTACCGCCATTCATCTGGATGTCGAATAGGTATAGACGATATTTACAATCTGGAGTACCTTTAGTGCCAGAGTCCCACTCAAAACCACGGACTTTAGCAGTACCAACTTCACTTCCTGGAATAGAAGTAGAAGAGTGAGTTGCGTCAGTTACCGCATTACCAAATGCTGAGCGAAGAGAAACCTCAGAAAGTTCCTGCATATCCCAACCACCAGCAACATCGTCAACGATAACATAGTTGCCGACTGCCTGAGAAATGGCAATGCCAGTAGAAGTATTTGATACAGTTGCTTTATTTACATCAAGGTAAGAAGCACCGAACTGCTCTACTTTGAAACCGTTTACATAACCACGACCCTTTTCGATCTCAGCAACAAGTTTGTTAGCATCACCGCTTTCGCCAGCAGTGTATCGACCAAGACTATTTGGTTTGTTAAGGTGCTCACGCATACGAATACTAAACGGATCTGTTACATAGTTGCCGTTTGTATCATGGAACTGAGAAGCAATGTATTTACCGATATCAGAATAGGTGGTATCATCGTTACGAGATTCTACCGAACCTTCGTTGATAGTCGCAAGCAAGAAGAAGTTTTCTGTGTTTGCGTAATTGTAGTCGTATACAGAAAGAGTAGGAACCATCTTGAGACGGTTCGAACCTGGAGCAGAGTAGTTAGTTGCACCAGTTGCGTTATCAAGCAATGAAGAGTCTTGGTTGGAATCTACAATACTTTCGAGTGTACGGAAACCAATTTTCTTGGAAGGACGGTGGGTGTATTTACCAACAATGGCAGATTGGTTTTCTACACGAAGGAAATGTCCTTTATGGTATACGATACCATCGGTGATTGCTGCTCTTAGACCAACACCAGTTGCACCAGAAGTGATTGTGTTGGCATATAGAATTGTATTATTTGTGCCAGTAGTAGTCAAGCGAAGAGATTCGCCATCCAAGAACTGCTTAGACGTTTTGTTTGTACCAGAGTTAGTGTAGTGGACAAACATAGTCAGGTAGTCTGGTGCTGCTGCTTCAGAACCTTCAGCAACGTCAACCAGTCGAGCAGTCACGCCAGAAGTTTCGCCAGTAACAACTGCATTAGCAACCTTGCTACCGTCATAGAATTGACCAAGAAGGAGAATGTTATTATTCTTGTTCTTGTCTCGCAGTTTAACGTATCCGACAGTGTCGGTCGAGAGACCACAACCAGTGATTATAGTGCCGTCAATGACAACCTCATTCGCAAACCTTTCGATCTGAGTTTGCATGATTGTCTGGAGTTGCGTCAGTTCTCTTGCCTGAACGCCATATCCAGGACGGAACAGAATCCGATGAAAGTCTTTACTTTCAGAATAATCGTCGAAGTACGGACTCTGATTTAGATTGGTTTCGATTGCCATTTATCTCTCTACCTTTAGAAATCTAGAATGATTTTAATATCTTCAATTTGATCTGGGTCTCTTGTCACAACACGAGTATTTTCAGTATAGATAACCTCGCCTGAGAAAGTGTTTGCTTCTGGACCTTTGATCGTTTCCACTGTTGCTACCGCAGTTGCATCCCCTGCCTTCAGAATCACGTCATCTTTAGTGAATGGGGCATACTCGCCATAACTTTCTACGTTATTTATATACGCAACATAGAAGGTTGGGTCGGATTCTGTCTCATCGTCAGAAATATGTACGATGTGAGCATTAGCACCTTGCAGCGCAAACTTCATTGATTGGTCTGCACGTTTAAGTGGGTTAAGTTCTGTAACAAATTCCAACTCACCTAATTCAGCACGCAATCTATTTCTTTCGTTTGTAATAACGTCAAGAGTTTCGAGCGGATTAACTGGAGTATTGTTTGCCATCTGCAAATACGAGATTTGCATACGAGTAGTAAATCGTAGTGTATCAGGAGAGTTTGATGTGTTAGCAACAGACTCTGCAGTAATGTTATTATTCGCATCACATTTAAGAACAGGGTCTTTAAGGATACTGATAGAACGGAAGTCGACATCAGTCGGAATATATCCGTTACCGTTAGCAGACACGCCCTCAATGCCATCGAACTGAACGTTCAAACAAACCTTATCAGCGTACAACTCACGAATAGGATTGCTACCATGTCCACCAAGCGGAGACATAACAACGTTGGCAGTTGCACCTGCACCGTGGATAGAGTTAGCACTGATCAATGCTTTAGCACGAGTGTAATCTCGACCAGTATCAATAACAGTGATGTTCTTAATACCACCAGTATCTTCGTCAACCTGAGTATATGCTTTCGCACCTTTACCATCACCAATAACAGTAACAGTCGGTGAAATGATAACACGTGAATCTGAGTTACATACAGTAGCAAACGCAGTGTTTACAGTAAGTGTCCGAGAAGAACCTTCCCAGTTGATGATACGACGCAATTGACCTGCACCAGTACCAGACTTAACATATACGCTACCGCCAGTGTAGAAGTTGTCGATAGAAGATGGTGGGTTGTCGCTTGACGTATCAAGAGTTAGAATATATTTACCGCCAGCAGCAACCTGACCATTAGCAACCTGATGGTAACCAGAACCAACTTGGTTCGTTTCGATAACTTCAATCGCACCGTTTACTGCTGCACCTTGAACGGCAAGTGCTCGGTCTGATTCTGATGTACCGTCATTACTATATGATCTAACAGGAATATGAGTTGAAGTTAAGAATTTGTTTGCATCACCGAGCGTTACGGTGAACATATATTTCCAAATATAACCGTCTGAAGTTCCGAAAGATACAGTTGAGAACCCTGTTGGTTTGACGGTAGATGCAGCACCTTTGTTATTATACAAACACTTGTATACGTTCATCTCGTCTGTCAAAACGTAAAAAGGACGGTCGTACATATCCTCATCACGATCACGATACATAGAATATACTTCACCAGATACCCAGTCAACACGTTCTGTTACGTGACTGGCATCTTCGGCAGTAACCTTCTTACCACCAATAAAGTTGCGCATTACATCATAGTGGAGATATTGTTCGTTATCTTCAGGTTTCTCTGGTTCTGGTTCATTTGTGTAGGGGGAGTTTTTACCAAGAACCGCATATAGAATCGTAGACTCTTTTTTGCTTGCGCTGTCTTCATCATCCTGAATAGAATGAATAAATGCTTCTGCATTCGTGATTGAAAGGTCTTTGGTTGCGTATCTATACGTTGCCATCTTAAATCGTTCCCGACTGATAATATGCGCTGGCACCTGTCAACGTAGAGTTTGACCAGTTACCAACAATGTTTGCTGTTGTATCGCTGCTGACAATATTTAGTCTGACTTGCTGGTATTCTTTTGGAGCAATCTCAATTGTAAGTATACCGTTATTGCTCAATGTAGTCAAGAAATTAGACCCAGAACCAACAATGTTGTTACTTCCGTTAGTCACAGTCAGTGTACCGCCAACACGAACCTTTTTGGTGCTTGCAGAAGATGCTGTGACTTCAACGGCAGCATTACTTTTCGCTTGGTATTTGCCAAACAGTGCCTGACCTGCAGGGTGTACCAGTTTAAGTGCGACTTCACGGTATCGATCAAGCGAGATAGGAGAGATAACCTCATAAGAATATTCTTGATAGTAGTTACTGTCCTGAATGAATGATCGTTTAGAGTCTAGGTGACCACGTGTCGACGCATAATAACCTTCACCATTTGCCACACTACCCAATGACAATTTAAGTTCCGCAGAAGTTGCGCCAGCATTACGGTCTGTGCGTGCTTCGATAAGAACAATCTCTTGGTCTTGGTATGCGAAACCAGAATCAAGAACACGAATACCAGTAGCAGTACCGTCCGCACCAACAGTTGCAGTAATGTCGGCATTCTGACCTAGAACACCTTCGTCTTGTACGTTGACGATCTTAGCAGAACCAGTAGCAACCAGACTTCTGTTGTCGGAACCAAATGGAATATAGTCACCATCATAGAAGTCAAGGCGAACAGTAGCATTGTTTGCCCACATGATGCTTCCTGGAGTTCTCTGCTGAGAATCCTGCCAAACACGGATAACAGATTCGTATGTGCCATTTGCATACTGCACTGGAGTAGCAACTGGATCGTTACCTTTAGAACCTGCTTTAATATCGCCACTAGCAGTAGTTGAAGACTGATAAAGTCTGTCTGTCGTGTCAACCTTAGTGATAGACGAGTTACCAGTTCCCCAGTTTTCGTCATCAGATTGAATAGTCAGGTATGCTTCACCAATGCCCAATGCAGCAATGTCGTTTTCACGAACACGGATAGTTGGTGGGAATGAATAACCCTCACCACCTGTCTGCAGAGACAACTTACCGATTGTACCCATTGTAGTGGTTTTGAATAGGAAAGCATCGCTCAGTTTACTGTAAATATTTTCGACAACAGTATTTGAGGTGTCAAATATAACGTTACCAACAGAAACCGATGGTGCTGATACTTTAGCAATACCCTCATCTTCAACGAACTGTTTAATTGGTCCACAAGAGAATTGACTTGTTAGGTTTGATGTATTATTTGCTGCAACCTTTAGCGTGTATGTTGACCACTCATTAACAGAGTCATTATCATAGTCGTAGTCTAGCACTGGAGCAGTATCACCAAGAACCTTCTTAACAATACCACGAGCACCTGTGACTAGACCAATAATCTCGTCACCCTCACCAATAGAATGCGAAACAGAATCGTAACCAACCTGAAGGATAATAGAACCTGCGGTGTTGCCCCAGTATGTCGCAGTACCAATAGTTGAACCGACTTTAAGGACGTTTTCGCTATTTGCAAATTGCGAATAACCGTTTGTTGTCGCAACCACTGAAGTGCTATTATAGGTTGTGACTGCTGTCACTACCGCATTCGCACCTGACGTCTGACCAATAAGAATATCGCCAACAGATACATTAGGATCCGATGGAGAAGATATTTTTAATTTAGCATTTTCCTGATCAAAGTAGTCTTTGCTGTCACTTACTTGCTGCCCATCTTCTGGGAATCCGTAATCTACTGCAGCAAGGCATACGTTAGCGAACGTGTTCATTGGTTGAGTAGAACCATCAGGGAATGTTACTGTCGGAGCAGAACTTCCGTAAATAGTATTCGAATTTACTTTATTTGTGTTGACTGCAATAGCAAAAGTATCTACAATATCAGGGTATCTAATTTCGAAAGAACCTTCTGGCAAACCATCACCAGAAATAAATTCGATACTTGTGCCACCTTCTTCGCCAGAAGAAGTGTAACCTGAACCACCATCGTTCAGCGAGTATACTAGAGAACCACCCAAGTCTTGAGTCGCTGTGATAACGACTTTAGCAAACTTGCCTCGTTCTTTAGAAATAAGATCTACTACATCACCGACTTTATAGAACGAACCTGCAGTAACAATAGAAACTCCATTGATACCCGCCTCAATAATAGGGGCATGCGGATTACCAGAACTTCCCAATTCAGAAAGAAGAGTAATCGGTTCTTTGTTATAGAATTCGCCTTTGATATTAGATACAATAACTTGCATAATATCACGACCACGGATACCACGTCTTACAATATCTTCTACAAGTGCCTGAGCACCAGAGTCTGCGCCAACAATAGTCTTTCCGATAAACTTATATGTGTTTTCATCATAGTCGGTAACAAGATATCTGTCAATTCTCCAATCACCGTTTGATACTTTAAGCATCTGATCGGCAGGGAAACTGAAGTCGATGTCTTCATTATACAATGCACGGAATAGTAGTCTATATGAAGCATTTGTACCACGTGTCTGGTTGAAATACTTAATATATTTGACTAGAGTCTTTTTGTCTGCTACCGCATCAAGAGGAATAGAAGGCAAGAAAGACGATATGAAATAATTGATAAACTCATCTGTCGTTGTCGAGATATCTCGGTACGAAGTCAAGTTGCGGACGGTATCTGTTAGTTTGCCGTTTTGCTCCATGTATTCATAGTATGCTTCCATGAACGCAATGAAGTTCTCGCCCTCTTCTTGATAGAAAGAGGGGAGTTGCGATTTAACTAAAGATGAGATCTTTTCTGTCGCCATTTAGTTAAGTTACCTCAGCAATTACTTTGATGTCTGCTTCCTGAGCATTCATAATAAGGATTTGTTCTCTTAATGGGATAACGTCTAGTCTATCAGAGAATACGCCAACTTTAATCTCGATACCAGAATATGCAGTCGGGAGGAAGGCATTAATCGTTACAAGTCCAGAGGTATAGTCTACTGTCCCTGCTTTACTTTCAACGGCAACCTTTTGCTTCAAGTCATTGTATCGGATAATTCGAATATTACCTTTACTATCATCATCCAAGAAACACTCAAATCCACCGAAAGTGAACTGAGTAGATTCTACTGAACCAACAGTGATTGGGTTGCTATAATCCAACTCAACCTTAGTCTTTCTTTGAAGGTCTGGGACGAAACGCTTCTCTAGTTTAATCGAAGCATCGTTGTTTAGAATAGAACCACGATCAGTATTATCTAGTGCACGAACGAATCTAGAATATCTCAGTCTGTTGCCAAAACGTTCTAGGTTATTAACAGAGTAATCTGCAATTGCAGTTCTGATAGCATCTTCGACCGAAGCATTAGTTTCTGTGCTATTAGTCTTATCGAAATAAGTTGTGATCATCGGAACAAGGTAGATATAATCAGCATCCACAAACACAGGATCAATAGCAAGCGAAGTACGATTGATAATTGATTCCCTTAGTTGTTGCTTACGAGTAGCAGTGATGAATTGCTCGCCAAAAGGTTTTGCTGCAATAAACACCTTACCATATACAGGAGGATTTGCTTTCTCGCCACCATAAGCAGTAACCGACTGAAGGTCTGGGTTTTCTGCTAACAAAATTCGTTCGTAGTCATTATCAATAACTGCACGGTTCTGTGTCTGGTAGTTTCTTGGTGCGTTAAATTTAATAGACTCGATAGTTTCTGGAGGACGACCACCACGTGAAGAGGTGTTGACTTTCGTCACCTTTGCGGTATCATATGTCTCTCCAACGTTGAGTGTGTCGATAGAGAAAGTTTTCGCACCGTTAGTGTCCTCGCCATTACACACAAGGTATTCCACAATAACGATATTACCGTTGATAATCCTCTTACCCAGCGCACCTTGACCAAAGATAATCTCATATTTCTCGTCTGCTGCTTCTTCAACAAAGTATACAGCAGAGGTAGAGAAAACTTGGTTGATGTTAGTTGCACGAGTATATTGTGTAACCTCTGTATCAGTACCTGATGCCTGAACACTCACACGGATACTTGTGATATCAACATTCTTGTTAGGGATAATAAATCGCTTCGGATTGTTCGCATCATATACCCAACGATGAGTCAGAGGCAAACCTTCTTTGATAGTAATATCTTTTACGAAAGTGTTTGTGTCAAAGTCACGGATAACCGTATATGCCTGAGGGGTGACGTATGTGTACTGAATGTCATCGATGGTCGTTGAGAACTTTGAGTTCCGTGGGATCGTTACTTGGTTCACAGTATTAGCAAACCCTGTAAACGTCACCTGAACGTTAGCAGAAGCACCGATGGCAGACACAGGAGTATAACCCAACGTCTTTGCGAATGAAACAACGGAATCCCTTTGCTGAGCAGTATCCAAGAACATTTCGTTTGCAAGCATATTAACATAATACGAATTGTAATGCGTATTGTATGCAAGCAAATCTAGAAGAACAGACATCGAAGAACCTTCGAAGTCATAGTCTTGGAATTGGTCTTGTGTGCTTAGGTATGACTTTAGATTAGAGCGGATATCCGCAAAGTCAAGTTCCGTAACCTGTAAGTAACTATTTGCTGCTGCCATCTATCGGACTCTTTCTAGTAATACATCTAGGATAATAGGATCTGGGTCATTCACTATCATGAATGCGACAGATACAGTAAGTGCGTTCATATCTGGACGTTCCTCAACCAAAACCTCGATCACATCTGCTCTTGGTTCATAGTTTCGGATGACTTCTCGAACTGCGTTTTCCATTTGTTGTTTGATCGGAGGAGTAAAGTTCTCGAACAACAAATAACGCAGACTACATCCAATGCCAGACCTGAACGGTCTTTCAAAGTAATCGGTCAAAATGAGTGACTTCACCGACTGACGCACTGCGTCTCGGTTTACTTTGCGGTTCAACTTACCCGATATCGGATGAGGATGAAAAGCAATGTCTAGGTCGCTGAAGATCTCTCTTTTATGTGCCATCTACCCTACTCTTTGATCTATTTATTCTGTAACTCTTTCGTTTGTTCTAGGATCTGAGATCTACGTTCCTTGCACAACTTAGCAATTTCGGATAGTGCCTTTCTAGCACGTGTACCTGCTGCTTTGTTTCCTGCAGTCTCAAACTTGTCGCTCTCAGTGGCATACACTTCGAACAGACCTACTAATGCATCATGATTTTTCATAATTTCCCCTTGACTTTCATTCAATCAGTCAGTATAATAAAGATGTCCCTTTTTTAGAGACTTTGTTGTTTCTCTTTGCTAACCTATTTATCCATTTGCAAAGACGTTTGGTGAACCTGCAGTTATTGCTCCACCATCGGTAGAGTCGCCTACTCTGGCAAGTTCAATACCACCAACAAAGACGTTTGGTGAACCAACGTTAATTGCTGCAGCATGTGGCACACAAGCATCCCCAGACTTAATTGTGTGGGGTGCTGTTGGATTACCTTTACACTCAACTGCGATATTATTGCAGTACACCTTTGCGGAAGCACCTGTTGGACCAACTACAGTAGTCGTGGCATCACATGCGTGACCAGTTGTAGTTGGATCCCCATTTCTTGCGACTGCTGGCATTACGTTACCTGCCCACCTGAACCAGTTGAAGCAATAGTTGCTGCTCCTGCTGACGGTGCTTCAGTTTCACCATCCTCACAAGATACTGCACGTCTGATTGTGCGAAGTCCCCATCCACGATCTGGTCTAGAAAGTTGGTAGGTTCTAACACTCAGTGTATTGCCTTGGTTGCCACCAAGAATTTCGATTGTACTTTCTGTCTTAACACCAGTAGCAAATCCAACGTGCCCAAGACCAGAGTTCGTGCCGTTACGATAGAATACAACGATATCGCCTTTCTGTACATCTGCAATGTTGACTTCTTTACCGTAGTTCTTGTATGCTTGAGAAGAAGCAGTCTGGATATATTTGTTACCAGAACGTTTCAGTACAGCACCAACGAATACCGCACACCAAGCAGTTTCATCTGCAAAGTTTGCACCGTTGTAACCAATCTCATCCCATAGTGCAGTAATGTTCGGGTTGGAACCTGTCTCACGCCAGTTGTTTTCACCAAGACCAAGTGCCTCTGCTGCAGCATCATATGGGTTACGGTGAGGTGTTTCGCCACAGATAGCAGGAGATTGCTCAGCATACTCAACTGGACCTTCGTATTGTTCTGCGTTTGCAGGATAACCTTCAGGAACGGTAACTGGACGGATATCTGGTTCGTATGGAACAGGAGGATCGACCAATACAGGGTTGACTGAACCAAACCCACCTCCAGGAGGATTCAGGTCAATACGTGGTGCAACAAGTTTCATGTTACCGCCAGACTGGATGTTACAAGCACCACCGACTGTTACGTCTAGTGAACCTGCAACGATAATCTTACACGCACCACCAACCTTAATAGAATTCTTACCAGCGATAACCTCATAGTTGTCGCCTACTACACGAACAACTTTATCGCCTGATGGGTGCACTTCGTACATCGTACCTGAACGGTGGTGCTCACGAATACGTTCTGCATTTGGTGTATCATCGTATTCTTTGATGTGACCAGACTCAGTCTCCATAACCTTATTAAACGGATACACTGCTGCATAAGGAGATGCTGGTTCGCCGATATCGCTATCGGTAGAATATGAGATAGTATTCTCGCCACGAGCAAGTTTGTTTATGTCAGGTTGATCGATGTAATCTGCTCGAGGAAACTCACCGAAGTTTGGAGTATCGCTTGATGGTGCTCCAGGAATCGTACCAACGATTGCAGGTTCCTGTGCACGCTCGCCATCTAGGAAGAAACCAAATACCCAAGTTCCTTCAACAATGGCATGTGTTTGTCCCACACCACTGTTTGACGCAGAGGTGGTTGGAGTGATTACTATTGCCCACGGAAGGTCGCCAGTAGTAATCTGGGATGTGTCTTCAGTATGCCATCCAAAGCATCGAACACGACAACGACCCATTTTCGCAGGGTCGTTGCGGTCTTCAACTACTCCAAGAAACCACGTGAAGTTATTTTTTCCGATGAAGTTTTTCATCTTCAATTTTCTCGATTCGATTTAGAAATGATAATAGTCCAGACTTCAGCGATTGTTTGCGAACTTGTTCTTGATCCACGTGATCGCTGAGGTGATCAAATTCACCTTCACTTCTTTTTTGAGCGTCTTGCTCTTTTTGGTTTTGGTGCTTCTTCAACGATCGCTTCCTCATGCTCTGGTGTCTTAATCTCTTGCAGGAATTCCGCAGAACTCTCTGTTGGTGCGACAGGAATGTCATCCATTACAACTTCTTGCAGTACGCTTTTCTTAGGTAGTGCCATTTTATTTCTCCTTACAGTCTAGGTTCGTCAATTTGTCTTAGTGCATCCTTCGGTACGTTCTTCTGGATCCACTGGAATACTTGGCGTTGTACATCTGCTTCTTTGATGAATGGTTTACCTGCCTTCTTCAAAGTAACATATGTGAAGTCTTTAACTTTAACATCACCGTTAGGAGACTTCATCACGTTGCCATTTTTATCAACCCATGGGATAGTATTCTCACGGTTGTTAAGAATAACCTGAACAGAACCATTCACGCCACGTGGAATCTTACCTTGTACGATTTTACTCATTGTAGCAGAAGCACCAACGTGGGTCTTCAGTAGAATGTCGTCAGGAACAACACGTTCACGTTCTTGGTTTGCTTGAACCGCAACATAGTAGTTGGTCAATACCCATGTGATGTGTACGTCTTTTGGTTTGTAACCTAATACAAGTAGCATCGGTAATACTTCGTTAATATCAGCAACTTCCTTCAGCGTGATATCAAACATCAAGTTTGGTAGTGTGCCTTTATTACCTGAACCAATACCCTTATGTGTACGGAATAGAGCAGAAAGTAATTTCTCCTTCACTTCCGACTTCTTAACCATCATGTGCAGTTTGAATACATCGTCGGGATTGCGAAGGTCAAGGTCTAGACCACGTAATTTGATCATTGCCTTTTTAAGTTCGTCTACGTCAAAGACTTTAAACTTATCAACTTCCATAAAGTTCGCCTGAGCAAAACCTTTACCAGAACCTGCACCGCCAGCAAGGAATACGACCTGACCATAACGTTTGCCGTTATTATACATGATCAGTTTTTCTTCTAGTTGTTTGTACTGATTGAGGTTGTCGTGTTCGCCAAATGTTAGTATCATCTTACTTTCCCGTGTCCTTCGCACATTGGATAATCGTTCTATAATCGTCACCGTTGCCAGACATTTTCTGACGGACTGATGCGATTAGATATATGCCACTAAGGTATTTATCTTCTGTTCCGTCAGCATCATCGGTATTAGTTGCTGCTGGAATAGAAATATTGATCTTATCTCCTGCCTTGAGTGTGCTGTCTCCAGGAAGTGTGACTTCTAATTTTGTATTAAAGTTATGCGCAAAGAAAGAACCTTTCAATGAAGCAAACTGGTTTATCCTTTTCGGTAATACACGCTCGTCGCCAAATAGCGGATCCGTGTCATGCCCTAATCTAGATGTGGTTAGATTGATAACACCATCACCGTCTACGTCACCAGCAATAGGATTGCCGTTCAACTTCTGGAACTTATCTACGTTCTCTGAGTACCTAAAGTCAACCGTCTTAGTCTTTTTGCGAAGAAGGTCAACGTTGATTGTTTTTTGTCGATACAGACCTTTCTGCGCATTATCCATGAAGTTGTTTTCACGGATAACATAATACGATTCGATCTTAAATGGATCTTTGAACTCAGAATCTGCTGATTGGTTTTCAGTATCATTTGCGTTCATTGGTTCATAGGTATATACTTGCTCTGGGTCGTCTGCCATGATAAGGGCATTGATATCCCTGAACTGAAAACCGTCAGAGTTCTCGAAGAAGATATAAAAGGGAACATGGTTATCGCAGTCTGCTTCACGACCCATCATTGCCAATGTTTCTTCTACGCTTTTATTTGATACGAGTAGACGCTGCAGACCGTTAGTTGGGTCAACCGTGTTTTCTTTGCTTATGGTTATACCAGACTTTTCTTTGACGTCATTGTAAAGACTTTGTAGTGCGGGAGAGTTGAAATATTCTTCAAGGATACTCTCAACCATTTTACTGATCTGATTACCAGACTGACCACCGTATCCACGAGAGATTTGCTTTCCGACGTTAGCATAATATTCCATACTGATGCCACTGAGTTTGTATGACTCAGACTTCTCACGAATACGTTGTCTATTGCCTAGTTCGTATAAACCAAATGCATGATCAGTGAACTCGATATCTTCTGAATTGGTTTTGTATGATACAACAAGTACCTCGCCACCAGTAAAACCTCCAGGAGTTCCAGCAGACTCATTGCCTTGGAAAGACTGGATCATACCAAGCGAGTCGTTAATAACCAGATCACATTGTAGATATGGATTAAAGAGGTTTTCATAAAAACTCATTTCCACAACCAGTGACGAGATATCGATAACCTGTCCTGCAGTTGTGATGAGTTTCAGGGACTTGACTTCGCAGTCGCCAGCACCCTTATACCCCTTTATGGTTTCTTGATGGTCTGCCATTATACACCGTTCTTAAGAATGTCTTTAACTTCGTCTTCAACCTGTCTCAAGTAACGCTTATCAAGCAAACGAATCTGTCTCTTCGCTTCGTTAATCTCTTCTTCATAATCATACTTTGTTACAGTGTATCGTTTCAGAGGATCTAATCCGTTGTAGGTATCTTCGTCTACAACAACATATTTCTCTTTAATAACTTCACCGCTATACAGGGTTTCTCTTTCACGAATGATTTGACGGTATTCATGAACCTCTGCTTTTGCTGCAGCAATAGATCCATATTTCGCAGAAACCATATTCTCCCATTCACGGTAGAATAGTGGCATCCCAAATACTGGATCTATAATATCGTTGAAGTGGAGAACCAACCAAGCATAGTTGGCACTACCGTAGTATTTCTCTGCGATAGTATCTGCCCTATCCCCTGCCTGAATAGTGTAGTCGTAGAAGATATCTGTTCTTTCTGTAACCTTAGAACGGAACTTAAATCTCCGAAGTATATTTGTTAGTTTAACTGACTTGCCGACATTAGTCAAGTCATGATTTACAGTAGGGAAGTATGAAAAGTAATTTGACATCTATCTATCCTACAAGTATTCGTAATTCATTTGATTAGGACTTTCGATATTCGGATCGTCCATATCGTCCTTAGTGACAATCTTAGTCTCTTGGAAAGACATAGAAATATCAACTACTACTGGTGCACCAGTTTGCTCGAAGAACAGCGGAGTACCTTCACCGTTATAGTTTACGGATAAGTTCTTCATTACTGAAGTTCCGATCTTATAGAGGTTAGGTGCTAGTGTTGGTGAGAACTCGATCTCAAACTCTTCTGGGTATTTGAATCCGAGGTTGCCAGCATAGTAACTTGGGTGCATGTGATATTTTAGCACGTTGATCAGTTCTTGGATCAAGCGAGATTCTGTTTGGTTGCGAGCAATAAAACGATAACTGAAACCATGCTCACGGAAACCGACACCCTTAAACAATACTGCCATGTGTGGGTTAATTGCTAAACCTTCCGCAACCTGAACACCAGAGATAACACCGCCAGAAGTTCCACCTAGTGCTAGTAGACCACCAAGTGCACCTGCTGCAGTACCTGCTGCTGCACCTGCTGCTGCGGGAGCAACTGTGCCTAGTGCCTGCACACCTGCGTCAAGGTCATTGGATTGTAGTGCTTGAGACGCTGCAGCAATTTTACTTGATACGAGGTTGGATAAGTCACGACCAGCACCTTGAATATCTGCTGCACCGACCATACCTGCTGCCATACCACCAAAGAGTCCTAGTTCCTCATTGGCATATTCTGTTTGGTAGTCGATCTTGAGTTCGTTCGGAATTGGTAGAACAATGCTTCGGATTGCTCTACGTTCACCAAGGTCTTGACGATTTGGTCTGCTACGTTCCATCACATTAAAGACCATGTAATGCTCATCGTCCAAATCCTGTGGGAACACGATTGGTCGATTTACCTTACCGCCATTCGGTCTATATAAATCTCTAAGTGGGGAATTGATTCTATTACCAGTTACCTTTCCCTGCAGCAACTGATTGAAATTAGCAGAAACAGATATGCCGTCTGGTCCAGCATTAACGGAGAACGCACCTTTGCCTGCAGCACCAGCGACTTGCTCAAGTGCTCCACTTGCTTGTGCCGCAACCGACTTACCGACTTGCGTGATCTGTTTTAAGTTTATGTTAGGCATCTAGGTATCCTATGACTTACAAAGGTAAATACAGACCAAAGTTCCCTGAAAAATACAAGGGTGATCCGAACAACATTATTTATCGCTCTTTGTGGGAGCGAAATTGCATGATCTACTTTGACAAAAACCCCAACATTCTTCTTTGGGCATCGGAGGAGATCGTTATCCCCTACAAGTCCCCAGTAGACGGTCGTTGGCATCGTTACTTCCCAGACTTCGTTATCAAGGTTCGGAACAAAGAAGGTAAAACCGAGACAATAGTTGTCGAAGTCAAACCGTTCAAAGAAACCAGAGAACCGCAGAAAAAGAGCAGGGTCACCAAGAACTATTTATACGAGGTGAAGACATGGGGTATAAATAGTGCTAAGTGGAAAGCAGCAAAAGAGTACTGCGCAGATCGTAGATGGAAATTTATGATTATCACAGAAAAAGAATTAGGAATTAAATACTAATGGCATCAGTCTTTGACGATATACTACTGCGTGGCGTCCGCAAGGGGCAAATCCCTGCAAGGACAAAAGCAGCAAGACAGTGGTTCCGTGATACTGCGCAGAAGAGCAGAACAACCCCAAACAAGATTCTGGCGAACAGTGACGACAAGAAACCTCGTGTTGGTATTGGTCGCATGTATCACTTCATGTACGACCCAAAACACAAAAAGACCTTGCCGTACTACGATAAGTTTCCATTGATCTTTATGGTTGGTTTTGCGGACGGTGGTTTCTATGGGATCAACCTACATTACCTTCCACCTAATCTACGTGCTAAGTTGATGGACTCACTCTACACTATTGCTTCTGATAGGAAGTATGATGAGAACACCAAGATTAAATTATCTTATAACGTATTGACCAGTGCTTCTAAATATAGAGCATTCAAACCGTGTTTCAAGCATTATCTCGCAAAACACGTGAATAGTCAATTTATAGAGATTAACTCAACCGAGTGGGATATCGCTTTGTTCTTACCAACAGAGAGATTTGCGAAAGCAAGTAAAGCAGCGGTTTGGGCAGACAGTAGGAAAATGATCACATGACGTTTAATATCAACAACATGATATCAAGTCTTAGTAAGCAAGGGTTTGCTAAGGCATCTCACTTTGAGGTTCAGATTACTGGTCCATACGGACTTGATGCTGAACGTGATATGATGTACCGTGCAGACTCAGCATCACTTCCTGGAAGGTCGATCACGACAGCAGAACATAAGTTTACGAACTATGGTCCAGTAAACAAGGTTGCTTATGGTCAGGTGTATTCTGATACCACAGTAACTTTCCTGTTGTCTGAAGATATGCGTGAAAAGGAATACTTTGAAGTCTGGCAAGACAAGATGGTTGGTACTGGTGCGTTCACTCAGAGCAACGGTCGATTCTCTAATGCCACCTTCAACACCAAATACTTTGATCAGTATGCTGGCATGGTAACTATTCGCCAGTATGGTCAAGCAGGGGATCTACGTTCCATCCATACTCTAGTTGAAGCATACCCTATTATGATGGGTGATGTTCAAATGGGATGGGGTGACGACCAACCTGCAAAACTCGGCATCACCTTTGCGTATAAGTATTACAGAGTTGTATTCAACAAACAAGATCAACCTGGATTGGGATTTGGATTTGGTTTCAAACTTGGCAAGGGTGGTCTAGCAGGTTCTCTCAGAGTTCCTGGATTGGGTAACTTTAATGCTGACACTGCGTTAGGTGTCCTAAATGCGAATGTTGATGGATTGCCATTTGCGAAGATTAGAAGCAGTCTACCTTTTTAATTACTAAAGAATGGAGTAAATTATGTCTCTTCCTAAGTTATTGGCACCCGAGTTTGGTGCTAAGATCCCGTCCACTGGACAGGAAATTCGTTATAGACCTTTTCTGGTTAAGGAAGAAAAGATTCTATTGATGGCAATGGAAGGTAATGACCAAAAGGAAATTACCAAGTCCGTTGTTAAATTGCTTGACTCGTGTATCCTCACTGATGGGATAGACGCAAGTAAACTTGCCACGTTTGATGTCGAGTACCTATTCCTTAAACTGCGTGGTAAGTCTGTGGGCGAGGTAGTGAACCTGAAAATTGGTCACCCAGACGAAAGCGAATGTTCCCACAAATCAGATATTCAAATTAACCTTGATGACATTGTTGTAGAAGGCGAAATGCGCAAGAACGTTATCAAGATTACAGACGACATCGGTGTCAAGGTTCGATACCCATCTCTGTCCGACCTTTCGGATATTGATACAGAGAACCAAGCAGACCTGATGCGAATTATTGTTCGCTGTATTGATCAGGTTTTCGATGAGGAGAATGTATATTCTGACTTCTCGGAAGATGAGATGAGCGAGTGGGTTGACGGATTAAGTCAACAGCAGTTCCAAGAGATCACCAAATTCTTTGAAGACATGCCAAAACTATCTCACGAGGTTAAGTGGACATGTAAGGAATGCGGTAAAGAAGACAGTGTGAGACTGGAAGGGTTGCAAAGTTTTTTCTAATAGGACTGATACATGATTCCCTAGCGAATATGTATCAGTTGAACTTTGCCCTTATGCAGCATCATAAATATAGTCTGACTGAACTCGAAAATATGCTCCCGTTCGAGCGGGATATCTATGTGACTTTGTTAAAGAACTACTTGGATGAACAAGAAGAAAAACAAAAACAAAGGAAATAGCACATGGCAGAAGAAACCAAGACTATCGATGCAGGCGCATTAGATGGAGCAGACGTAAACGGTGACGGTCACATCTCAGCAGAAGAACTTGAGATGCATTTGGAATTTAAGAGGAAAGCATTGGAAGATCAGGACGCACAACGAGATGCCATTCGTAAAATGGCATGGTTCTCACTGATTGGTTTGCTTGTATATCCAATTGGGATCGCAGTCACTTCTGTGATTGGTCTAGACAAAGCAGCAACTCTGATCGCTGATATCGCACCAACTTACTTTGCATCGATCGCAGTATTGGTTTCGGCATTCTTTGGTGCTGATGCTCTAAAGAAAAAGTAAGGATAACCCATCATGGCGAAGCAAAAGGCAGATCTTAACTTACCGATAGTTAATGCTCTTGCAGAGCAGACTGCATCAAACAAAGACAACCGTGAACGACTCCAAAAGTCTTTGCGTGCGGGATTACTCAACGTAACTAAGTCTGTCGATCGCCTACATGATGCCTTCAGTAAGCAACTTGACCTACAACGTGAAGCAATGGCAGCAGCGGAAGCAGCAGCAGATCGTGCAGAGTTTGCACGTATCGAAGCAGCACGTGAAGAGGCAAGAAAGCAAAAGGACGAAGGGGACGTCAACGTAAATGTTGAGAAGGAAGAAAGTTCCTTCGCAGGTATTGCAGCAGCAATTGCTGCAATTACTGCTGGTCTTGCTGCAGCAGCAGTTGGGTTTGCCTCAGAACTTGCTAAGACCATCAACAGTATCTTTAAGGGTAAGGGTAGCAGATTCATTGCTAAGATGGAAGGTATCTTTGATACTCTGACCAGAGGTATGGGTCAGTGGTTCGATGATATCATGAAGATGGGTCGAACGAAGTTCCAAGTCTTTGCGAAACGTATGGATATGCGGTTCAATAAGATGTGGGAAGCACTTCGCCCTATCCGCAATTTCTTTGCTCGTATTGCGCAGAATAAAGGTATACAGACACTCAAGAATCTAACAATCAAACCACTTACTCAGGCATTCGATATGCTAAAGGATGTCATTCGCCAAGTCAAGGTTTTTGTTGGTGCTGGAGATGATGTTGTTAAGGGTGTCAGTTTCTTTGGTCGACTCGCAAACGTATTCAGAACAACATTCAGCATGCTCCAACCTGTGATCAAGATTATGGGAACTGTTGGACGTATTGTTGGTAGACTGTTTGTTCCATTCGGTATCATTATGGCGGTTTGGGATACTGTTAAAGGTGCTATCGAAGGGTTTGAGCAAGACGGTATTCTTGGTGGGTTTGAAGGTGCGCTGAAGGGGTTATTGACCTCGGTTATTGGTGCTCCATTGGATATGCTCAAGTCTGCTGTATCATGGGTTCTTGGTAAGTTTGGATTCGATAAGGCAGAGGAAACATTAGATTCATTCAGTTTCTCCACTCTGATCAGTGATATGATTGGTGGTGCATTCAACTTCCTCAAGAAAGCAGTTGATTGGGTTAAAACTCTATTCACAGATCCCACAACAGCACTTAAAAATTTGTGGGAAGGATATATTGGTGTTTGGTCTGGATTTGCCCAGAAGGTTATGGACTGGGTAGTTAGACCTGCATGGAATTGGATTAAAGGTATTTTCGGGTTCGGTGAAGACGAACTGGTGATTCCTGAGAGTTTCAATCCAGTAGACTATATCGTTGGTCTTGGTAAAGACCTGATGAAGTTTGTATACGATCCAGAGACTGGTAAGATCTTTGGTATGGACTTGAGTTGGGATAATATTAAGGCACAAATGCCTGACTTCCAGATGCCAACGTTCCCTAATCCGTTTGAGGGTCTAGGTGATGCGTTGCGTGAATTTGATATGTCGTTCCTTGACTTCGGTAGCATACTTGGCATTGACCTTAACATTGGTCAGAAGATGAAGGGTATGTTAATGGAGTTGTTTGGTGTACCTGCTGCTCCAATGTCTGGAACTGCTACTGGTGCAGGTGCTGGTGGTCTATCAGGTGCTCAGGTTGCAGGGCAATCAACTCAACTTGTTGATGCTCAGACTGGTCAACCAATTGTCGTATCTGCTCCAACAACTGTTCAGACTAATAGTTCTCAGAGCGTCAATCAAACTACTGTGGTTCCTGCTGCAGCAGTTCCTGCAAGTCAACCAGTGCAGAGGGAATCTGCTTGGTACGAATTCTGGTAATAAAAAAGGGGGATCCGAAGATCCCCCAAGTCTCATCACAATAAAGAGATTACTCTCTACTCGTCAGCGAGTTTCTCGAAGAATGACAAATCATCGTCATCCTCTTCGGTGGTAGAAACTGTCTCGCTAACTTTGGGTGCTGGCGCAACCTTACCAGCATCCATGTCAACCGTAGTATCTTCCTCAAACGAATCGGCAGTTGCCTGAGGAGTTGGTCGACTACCTGCAAGTCCAAGGACTTTGTCAAGTTTTGCCTTGAGTTCGTCATAGGACTTGAAGTTCTTGCGGTCTAGGAACTCTTGCAAAGAGTTAAGACCTTCGTAAACTGACTCCAACTCAGAGTCGTCGCCACCCAGAAGTTCTGAAGGACGGTCGAATTCCGACTTGTCGTAGTTACGATAACCGTCTAGTTGACGGATCTTCAATTTAAAGTCAGCACCTTCCCAGAAGTCGAAAGGATTGATTGGATCCTCATCTTCAAACTGAGGATTCATTGCTTCGTTCAACTTATCCCAAATCTTCTTACCATAACGGTACAAGAACACCTTACCTTCATTGGCAGGATTTCCTGGATCCTTCACAACATAGATGTTTGAGATATAAGAGAGGCGACGTTTTTGCTTACGTGCCTGTTCCTTACCAGCATCGTCACCACGATTCCACAGCATAGAGTTATACTCTGAAACTGGATCGTTCTCACCAAGAGTGGTCAGGGAGTTTTCGATGTACCAACCACCGACATCTTGGAAACCGTGATTAAAGATACGAACCCATGGTAGATCTTCACCTTGAGGTTCAGGGAGGAAACGGATAACGGCATAACCATTACCTGCTTTGTCGACAGTAGGTTTCCAGAACTTGTCATCGTTAGATGAACCTTGTTCGCCACCAGCAACTTTCTGTGACTCTGCCAGCAATTTGTTTAGAGAAGCATTGCGAGACTTCTTAAGAGATGCAAATGAACTTGCCATAGTATTTTCCTTTGTATAACAGTGTATTACAGTTTTAGTTTTTTGTCCACGTTCTTCATAACGAGGAGTAGAGTATACCCTACTCCTTTCGATAAGTCAACAACTTTTTTCAAGCAGCATACATTTTTCTTGCTGATGCTATATCATTCTGAATATTGGTTGTTGCTTCCCGAAACTCTTGGAGTTCCCTTTCTACATAAGCAATCGTTGTTTCTAGTTCCTTGACCCGACCCTTGAGTTGAGAGTTTTCTTCAATCAAAGTTGCAGTTACTTCTTTATCAGTCATGGTAGATCTCCAATACTGTCTTTCTAAGTTTTTCCTTAGACGGATTAGTGAAATGGAATAGGAAGGGTTTGTATTTACTAATTAACGTAGATGCTTCCTGCAGCATCATATCACCGCTCTTATTCCACGTTTTGGTGTACCCTACCAAGTAGTCTAACAATACTAACGTTTCGAGGGACACCTTGTTGCGCATATACATGCGATACAATAACGGATGCTTTCCGCTATCATCAACGAACAGTTTATTGAACTGTTCTTCAGCGTCATATAGGTAGTCAATCTCCTCTTTGAAGTTGTACGTCAATGATTCTATGTGCTTCTTCCACTTAGTGTAATGGACATGATTGTTTCCACCAAATAAGTTTCCGATCCAGTACTCACCAGTTGAGCACATATTAGAAACGAGATACTTTAGAAAATCCTCCTCTTTAAACTTCCGAGATGCTTTCTCGAAAAAATATTTATCTTTGCGCACTTCGTATGAAGATGCTTTCACTTTTACCGCACCGTTGTACTTGAAGTAGTCGTACGACTTATTGCGGAAGTGGTTAGAAACGGCAAGATAAGTCTTGTATGCTTCGAACCCTGTCATCATATACTCCTATTTTATATAGGTAGTTTAGCACCCTTTTCAAGAAAATTCAAGTCCTGATATTCAACACGCAGTTTTTCTTTGATGACACCATTAACCAACTTGGCAGCAACATCAATTTCCATTTCATTCTGTTCACACCACCAACAGATAGCATCCATATAGGATAGTCTCTTTTCTAGCACGGTCTCCTCAATGATCTGAGAAAACCGTTGCTTTGTCATCAAATCTAGCATTATTTCTCCCAGCGATAGAAAATATGGTCTTCGATCTCTGTGGTGCGAGTCTTAGTCTTACGCCACGAAGGACTTACATAGTCTGCGTGGTAGTGTGTCGCTCCATCAGTGATATCAGGTATTGTACCTTGATTATTGTAATAAGTCAACACCAATTTGTAAATTTCTCGGAACATTTCCCAGTCACGGATCTTGTCCGACTTACCATCACAGTACCAAGAGAACTGGCACTTATTGCGGACAGGGAATGGTTTGCCCGTTTTCCAAGAGATTCGAGTTAGACCTTGTGTCACAACTTCTTCGATGGTGTTGGGGAATCGGGGGTCTTTTACTCGGTTTAGTGTTACCATTGCAACTGCTAGTTGTCCTGCAATACCTTGGTTGCGTGCCTCAAAATAAACGTTCTTTGCCAACCATACAATCTCAGGATCAAGATAAGTAGTAGTGGTGTTTTGCTCATTTGCGGAAGCAGGGGTTACAAACATCGCAGCAGCAAGTGCGAAGGGGAGTAATTTTGTCATTAGGTTTCCTTTCGATTACGACAAAGAGATTATACTCGATAACTTGGCACTCGTCAAGTTCTTTATTTATAAATAGGCATGTGATCGTCGTAATACTTGATCGCTTATACAATTAACTGGAGAAACATTATGCGCAAATCGTGCAAGGTGCTTTTCTTCGTTATGTCTTTATTTCCTGCAACGGTTCTAGCAGAACCGATTGTCACTGAGTCGACTACAGACAGCACTGTAACCACAAATGGTCAGATGACCACTACAATTAAACAACCACCCCCATCTGCAATCTCACCGCAGTTCAGTTCGGGCAACAACTCTGATCTTTGTACGATCGGTGTTGCTGGCGCAGTACAAACTCAGATACTTGGTATCTCTGCTGGTACTACGTTCACTGAAGAAAACTGTATTCGTCTGAAGAATGCCAAGACGCTGTACGATATGGGAATGAAGGTTGCCGCAGTATCAGTCATGTGTCAAGACCAGAAAGTCTTTGATGCTATGATGCATGCTGGTACACCTTGTCCGTACAATGGGCAGATTGGTGATGCAGCAAGGTTGGGTTGGGAAACGCACGTTGAGACTACACGTCAAGAACTAGAAGCAATGGATAAACCGAATGCTAAAGAAACTGCTATTGGGATTGGTGGTGTCCTCATGGGCATCCTACTCTTATTCTGATTCCATCACACCGTATTATGATTACAGCGGAAATGCTGCAGCAAATGGTAATACTTGGTCTATGGATAACGTTTTTCCTAGTGGTATTCCAGGATTAGACGTACAGAACATCATATACAACTATACGATCGTCAAACCTACTGACGAACAAGTTGATGTGACTATACAGAATGAGAATGCGCTGGGCACTGGATACATTTTCCGTGAGACTGACGAATGGCGTCCAGGAAGTTTGAGTGGCACAGAGATCAATAAGGTTGTGCCAATTGTACCAAACATTCCTAGACAGGCATGGGGAGATGGTTCTATTACGGTAGACGGTAATGGTAGTGTAGAGAACCCAAACGTGGTATACACATACAAGGTCGATCCTTGTTACGATCCGCAGTTTGATCCTAACTGCCCAGATTATGTTCAACCGATGCCAGACATTTATGAGGTTGACATGACTACTCTATATGATGCTACTGCTGACGAGAACGTGGAACTCGACAGAAATACTGATGCCGATTATGAAGAGGAAGAATCGGTTGACGAAAAGGAACAAGCGGAAAGGGAAGAGGAAGAAGAAAAGGATAGCAAGGAACGTCTAGAAAAGGCACTTGCTGCAGCAGACAATTCAGCAATGTTTGCAAATTCTCTTGCTATGTCGCAAATGCTTGATAGTATGAACCAAGCAATGAATATGAGTTCGTACTACTCTGCCACGATTAACGGTGGCACTTATAATGAGTCGGTTGTGCTGGTCGATAAGCAACTCCCTGAGAATAAGAGGGGATTGCGAAACGGTTTTGCGCAACAGTTATTGCATGA